AAAACCATCACGCTGATCCTCGATAACTACATCATTCACAAAAGCAAACAGACCGAGCGATGGTTGAAGAAGAACCCCAAGTTCTGCCTGGTATTCCAGCCAGTTTACAGTCCTTGGGTTAATCACATCGAACGGCTGTGGCACAAGTTACATGAAACCATCACGCGCAATCATCAATGCAGAGGGATGGCCAACCTGCTGGCTCGAGTGAAATACTTCATGGATACCGTGTCTCCTTTCCCCGGGAATGGCTATGGCACAGCGAAGGTGTAGCACTATTAGGATCAGTTATTTAGCAATCTTGCTGCTCGTGCAGGGGTACAGTATTCCAGTGGAATCCTTTTTTCGTTGGCCATCGTGTTGCCTCTATACACTTGCCTTGAATAAATTGCCGAGCCAAGTGGGCAAGGTTCCCAACTTTTCTCTCTGTCGAGATAGGCTCAGCAAAGTCGTTAACCCACTCGGTTGAAATTCACTGGTAGCACATTGCTACCCCGTTGCGAGTCATAGAAATCGGCCAGCCACTGCAACAGCTTGCGCCGGTCGTCCAGATACTCAGCCCGGTGATAGGCTGCCCGCACCTTGTTGCGTTCGGCGTGGGCAAGCTGGCGCTCTATCACGTCCGGATCAAAGCCTTCCTCGTTCAAGGTGGTAGAGGCTAATGCCCTGAATCCGTGCGGTGTAGCGATCCCTTTATAACCCATCCGCCCCATTGCATAGCTCAAGGTGTTCTCACTCATGGGATTGGTCAGTTTACGCTCGCTCGGGAACAGCAACTCACAATGGCCTGTCAGCTGGTGCAGTTCATCGAGCACGGCCAACGCCTGGCGAGAAAGGGGGACAAGGTGCTCGGTTCGCATCTTCATCCGTGCAGCAGGGATCCGCCATTCTGCGCGTTCCATATCGAACTCATCCCAACGTGCAAAGCGCACTTCACCAGGGCGGGTCATGGTCAACATCAGCAGATGGAGGGCAAGACGAGTCGCCGGGTTAAGTGGCTCGGCTTCCAAACGTCGGAAGAATTCTGGCAGCTCAGAACGGGGCAAAGCGGGTCTGTGCTCCTGCTTGGTGGCCTTGAGCGCCCCCCTCAGGTCTTGAGCCGGGTTGTAGCTGGCTCGTCCAGTCTGAATGGCGTAGCGCATGATCGCGCTGACCCGTTGCAATATCCGTCCCGCTGTTTCGGTTGCCCCCCGCTTCTCAACTTTCCGGAGGGCCTCCAGAATCATGGGGGCAGTCAGCTCTGTGATAGGCACTAATCCCAGATCGGGGAAGACATCCACCTCCAGCGACTCGATCACTCGGGTGGCGTGGCCTGGGCTCCACAACGCGAACTGGCTCTGATGCCATTCCCGCGCTAACACCTCGAGGCTATTTTCACTGACCAGCCGACTGGCTACCTTGCTTTGCTTGCGCACGAGGCCGGGGTCTATCCCTTCGGCGATCACCCGGCGAGCTTCATCCCGTTTAGCCCTGGCCTCTCTCAGGGAGACCTCGGGATAAACCCCCAGAGCGAGCTTCTTCTCTTTGCCACCATGGCGATACTTGAGTTTCCAATACTTGCCGGACTTGTTAACCAGCAGGAACAGTCCCTTCTCATCGGCTAGCTTGTCGCCGTTCGGCTTGCCGCTCCACTTGGCCTGCCGGGCTGTTATGTCAGTTAAAGGCATCTGGGGGCCTCCATATCCAATTATGGGGGCCTAAGTTGCCGCAGTGGGGGCCTATCAGCATTGGCTGAAAGCCTTACAGGACAACGGTTGGCCACGATTGGGGGCCTAAATTCAGAGGGGAAAAATTGAGCCCCCATAAAAGCCCCCTGTTTCAGGGGTATGTTATGAGGCAATATGATACGACAGGACATAACAAAAAACCCGCACAGCCTTAAGCTATGCGGGTTCTAGCCATGTCATGATACGACATGAAATTCAATAATGGTGCCCGGGGTCGGACTCGAACCGACACGATTATTCATCGGCGGATTTTGAAACCCATAGGCTCCCTTACAAATCAGTAAGTTACTGATACTAAAGGACGCTAAAATCTCGATATGTTGAGTTATAAGGCAATGTGGGGCAAATCAATGGACTGTTTATGTACGTTTTTCAGCGCAGTAATGGGGTTGAGACGCACCGCATCTTCCAGATGATCCGGGGCAAAATGTGAATAGCGCATCGTCATTTTGATGTCTGTGTGGCCAAGGATTCGCTGCAACACCAGGATGTTGCCACCGTTCATCATGAAGTGGCTGGCGAATGTATGACGCAGAACATGGGTACTCTGCCCTACCGGCAACTTGATGTTGGCTCGCCTGATGGCTTTCTCAAACTCGGCATAGCAATCATCGAACAATCTACCAGTTCGTTTGGGCAACATGGCCAATAACCATGGGGCCACAGGCACAGTCCGGTTGCGTTTCCCCTTGGTCTTGGTGAAAGTGATCCGCCCCATACCAACCTGGGAACGGCTGACTTTCTCAATCTCAGACCAGCGGGCCCCAGTAGAGAGGCAGAGCATAACAACCAACCAGAGATCTCGCTGTTCCTTGCCGGCATCAAGCAACTGTTCAATCTCATCTTGGGAGAGATAGGCCAGCTCTGATTCCTGAACCTTATATTGGCGTAGGTCAGACAACGGATTACCACCGTTCCACACACCAAGACGGGCCAGTTCATTAAACACTGCCTGCAGGTAAAGTTGCTCCCGGTTGATGGTCGTCGGTGTGACCTTCTTACACTGTCCTGGTACATAGAGCTCACCCGCCAACCGCCGCTCGCGGTACGCCGAGAAATGCTCGGAGGTGAACTCGGTGGCAATGGGGTTATCAAGTGCTTCACATAACCAGACGAGCTTATCCCGTCGCCGATCACCATCGGCCAGTGTCTGACCATGACGACCAAACCAGATATGAACAAGGTCAAGCAGCCGTCGCTGCTCATGCTTTTCACTCTCTGGTTCAGGCTCTTTCAACCAGGGCTTGTTAGTAAGCTGGTGCCTCTCCCACGCAAGAGCTTCACCTTTTGTCATGAAGCTCTTTCGTATTCTTCGGCCGCCATCGCCATCAGGACGGAGGTCAGCTAGCCAAGGCTTCGTCTTTCCATCAACTTTTTTAACTACCATTGCACACCACCCGCGCTTTCTTATGAGGTGTCGTTGCCAAAGCCGCCATCATAGAAAGCATTCAAACTGCTCAGAACTTCTTACCAGCCCACACGACCCTGCCAACCAAATCCAGTTCTGCCAATTCGGCCTTATTCAGGTCACGCGATTTATAAAGAGGGTTGTCAGAAATAACCCGAATGCCACCTAAATCGAACTGCAACCGTTTCACAAATAAACCACCCTCGAGGCGCAACACATAAAGGCCATCGCGAGGAGCCTCACCGTTTTTTAGGCGTATCAGGATCACATCACCGTCATTGATAGTTGGCTCCATGCTGTCGCCCTTAGCCCGGATGACGGCCATCTTTGCCGGTTCAAAACCTTCACGACGCAACCAATCCGAGCGGAACGCCATCGGCTCAGCCAATGGCTCGTCGGTAATCTGTGAACCATGACCAGCACTCGCTTCCACTTGATAGGCGGAAATAGTAGTGAATTCGTCAGCCCGATAAGAGCCTTGAGCACCGGAGGTTGCATCATGAGATACATGAGAAAGTGGGCTGTTAACCCCATCACCGATGCCAAACACCAACCAGTCAAATGTAACTCCCCCTGCTCGCGCTAAGTTTAACGCTCGATCAATAGGGGGAATGGTTCCTTCGTACAGATAGCGCTTGAGGCCGCTATCGCTCATGTCGGCTCGTCGAGCAAAAGCACGCAAGGGCTCATTGCCAATCACTTTATTAAGTCGCTCTGAGAATGACAACTGATCAAAACCAACCTTCAAAGCTTTCTCCGTAGCCATAAAGCACCTTGTAGAATCTTACTGAACAACCAATGCCCTTCATGCTTGACCGAATAGCTTTTTAGATCAACAATCAACCTTGAAGAGTTAGATTGTGGCTTCGGAGCTATATCGAGCCATATAGAGCAACGTTTAAGGGGACCTATCATGTCAGAGATTGCAATCCAGATCGATACACCGATCAAGACACAAGAGAAGTTTGCAGCAGATGCTGGCATCCCACTGGGTACGGTGAAGAAGATGGTTGGGCGTGGCGAGCTGCAAATCATGCCGAAATACTCTCCGAAAGCCAGAGTGCTGATCAACATGGTCGCGCTCTATCAACAGGCTGCTGCAGCGGCATATCCTCCGGCAACCTTCCGGTAACTATGGCACTCAATGGAGCGAGAACCATGTTTATCGGTAGAGACTGCAAACATCCGCACTTCGAATCTGCATGCAGCAGATTTAAATCCAACCATGAGATCAGTGTGATCGCCCCATCAGCTGGCATCGATGCGCAAGTTTTGAGGAATAAGCTCAATCCTGACCAGCCACACCACCTGACTGCTCGGGATCTCATTGCTCTCTACCACGCCACCGAGGGAGATGAAACCCTGTTCGACGGCATGCTGCTCGAGTGTGGCCTCACTGCCGTGGCGATACCCAAGGCAGAGCGTGCACCTTCCCTCCCCCATCAGGCGATCGACCTGAACGCCAAGATCGCCAGCATTGGCCAGCGGGCGCTGGAGCTGACGGAACGCGGCCGGATAACCCGCTCTGAACGCAACACCCTGGTGAGCGTGGCCACGTCGGCCATGGGCTCACTCGCCATCTTGATCCATGACGTTGAAACCCGCTTTCAGGCAGTACCAGCCCTGGCATGCGCATCAGACATCCTGATCCAAAGCATGACCATGTGAAAAGGAGGAACCCACCATGCAACAACCAAATACCGAGCAACGCAATCTGGCTGGCCTGACGCCCCTAGAGCAAATCGAAATGAATACAGCCGGTTGCCTGCTGCTGCGCGAACTGTTCGGCATGACGCGCTCAAGTCTGGATACCGACTGGCTGGCGATCAGCTCAGCCAAGAAGGCTGCTATTTGCGCCATTGCCCATCAACCACGCGGCGAACTGATGACCGCCACCCTGTCTGCACTGCCACACCAGCAGCGAGAAGCCATCCGGCTGGCCGTGATTGCGTTGGATTATCAGGGCGGATTCCGCTGCGGCTGTGACACCAAGCTGTGGCACCCGGCACCAACCACCAGACCGATGGGAGATATCGAGAGAGAGAAGAAAGAGCGAGCCGCCAAGCTGCGCATGAAGCGGGCCGTGCTGGCCGCCAGTGAGATGAGCAGACAGGGCCCGTGTGCCATCGGGCAATAAAAAAGCCCGCATTACGGAGCTGTAACTCCAAGCGGGCCTTCATCAACAACCTCCCCAGGAAGTCGATATGACAACTTTAGCGATCCCCTGCGCGCTGCGCAACCTTCGTATCCAGCAACGCAAGCTGACGGGCCGGTATGGCGCCCGTCTTAGCCAATATCCCGACGGCATTGCGGTTATCGAGCGCTCCACCGCGCTGGCTTGGGCCTCTCTGTTTCACCGCCTCCCCACCTGCACCGCTTAACAAGGAACCTGACCATGACCGCACAACCGACCCAGATCAATTTGCTGAACCATCATGCTGCCAAACGCCTGCGCCAGTTGCGGGAACAGTTGGCCTTGAGCCGCCCCAAGTTTGCCGATCTGCTGGGCATTCCGCCAACCACGATTAAGAACTACGAACTGGGGTACCGCGAGATTGGCGGCGGCCTGTTCCTGTTGATTGCCCACCATCCGGACCTGAAACAGCACATCGACTGGCTGCTGACCGGGCAAGCTCCCAGCCAGATAGCGGAGGCATGACGATGGCCATCGTTATCACTCGCCACACCCCACGCGATAGATCGGAGGGAGCCAGCATGAGCATTGACGCCATTCATATCGCCCAACGGGCCGAGCTGACCCTGTTGCCGCTGCTGACCGAGCTTCTGGCTAGCGGCGAACAGGAGAACCGCATCGCCCTTGGGGCTCTCTACTCGGGCGACCAATACATCCAAGTGCAACTGATTGTGACCAGCAGGCCAGAGGATCTGCTGGATGACGATTCAGTGATGGGGGACGAGGCATGACAGATGAGCTGTTTGAACTGGAGGCCCCGACTGATGAGCTAGGCAGAGAAACCGGCCCAGCTCATATGCAGCCGCCGGCATCGGTCAGCCAGTTGACCAAACACTGGCAAGCGGCACACGCAGAGTTCGAGAGAACAAGTAACTGCCCTCGAACAGAAGTAGATGAGCTGCTGGCACTGGGCGCGATCCGTGCCTTGTACTGGCTGGCGCTGGGCAGTGCTGAAACCGCGCTGGCAACCACCATTGCGAACTGGTGGGCGGATGTGTCGCCCATGCACGGACTGGGGGCGACCATCAAATGAACTACCGACTGATATCAATGATGGAGCGGGACTTGGGTTGGTGGTGGGAAGACCTGCGGGGCGCCAGTGCGCGCCTGCGTGGGTACCAGCACCTGCTCATCGAGTGCCGCCAGCTCTCGCCAAGGCCAAGGGCCACCATCGCACTGACCCTGCGCCAATGCGCGGTGACTCGTCGCATCTGTGACCACTCCTCCCTGGTGATCAAGGGCCACCGCTGTGCCCTCAACTCCCTGCTAGGTACTACTGTCCAATGAACCGCCAGACCACCAAGCTGCCGCTGTCCAGGAGGACACTGCGGCAGCGTATCGATACCCTTGCCAACTCCCTGCCCGGTATCGACATCAGCGCCCTTGGCCCCGTCTTTATCGGTACCCCAGGCCAGAGCGATCTGGTCTGGGCCATTCAACTGCTCGATGGCCTGTCATCACAGCTCACCCTGACTCTGTTCAAGCAGTACATGCGCCGCCGTAAAGATGGCACAAGCCGGAACTGCCGCAGCGCCAACATCTGGTTGCGTGAACGCACTGAATGGGTGCGCGGTCTTATCCAGGCGATCCCGGTCGACCCGCAGACCATGCGCGATGAAGAGGGGCGCAAGCGTGTCGCTCATCTGTTCGCCAACCAGACGGCCGCGATCTGGCGCCACATCGAACAGGGCATCAAAGCCGGCGATGTACCGGATCTGCTGCTGACCTGGGAAGCCATCCGCCAACCGGCCGATCAGTGGAAGTTCACCCCTCGGATGCCCAAGTTCAAGCGCCAGGAAAACCAGGATGAATGGATTATTCGGGTGATGGTTCGCCTGCTCTCTGCCAAGTGGTGGGAACGCAGGGTTAACCGTTGCTGGGACAGGCTGCAGGAGCACGTTGCCATTTTGCTCGGCAAGGTACGTAAAGGGGTATCCGCCTATATATCTAACGCCACCATAAAGGTGGTGCGCGAGCGCAAGCGCGCCATGCTGCGCTGGCTGGCAGAGTCGGAGGTGATGAACGCCCAGCACGATCTGGTGGTGTCGATGAAGGATTGCTGGGAAGCCAGCACCTCCAACCCGGTCAACCGCCGCAATGAAATGATGACCCGCATGCGCGGCTTTGAAGACTACGCCGAGGAGCAGGGTCATGTGGGGGTGTTCTTCACCTGGACAGCCCCAAGCCGCTTCCATTCCTGGAAGACAGGCCGCAACGGCAAGACCATCGAAAACGAGAAGTATGAAGGCGCAACCCCACGCGAAACCTGCGCCTATATGGGAAAGTTGTGGAGCCGTGCCCGCTCATATTTGAAACGTTGGGGTATGCCGCTCTATGGCTTTCGGGTCTGCGAACCTCACCATGACGGGACCCCTCACTGGCATCTGCTGCTGTTTATGCGCCCGGCCGACAAATGGCGGGTGATAAGCACCCTCCAGCATTACGCCCTGAGCCATAACCTCCAGGAGCTGGAGCGCAACAACCTAGGGATCCCCTTCACCGACATCACCCCCCGCTTTGACTGGAAGGAGATCGACCCAACCAAGGGAGATGCCACCGGCTACATCGCTGCCTATATCGCCAAGAACATCGATGGCGAGCACGTCGATGGAGATGACGAAGCTGGCACCAAAGCAGACATAGGTGCCCAGCATGCCTGCGCTTGGGCGAGTTGGTGGGGGATCCGCACCTTCCAGCAGATCGGCGGCGCCCCGGTCGGGGTGTGGCGCGAGCTGCGCCGCATCAGCAACGCCAAGAAGCACGGCGATCTGGTGGGGCCACCCAAACCCGTGTTGCAAGACCCGCGCTTTGAGGCGGCCCGCTATGCCGCTGATAACGGCATCTTTCGCTGCTACCTCCACGCCATGGGCGGAGCACTGGCCACTCGTGCCGAGCACCCCATCAAGCTGGCCCACCTCATCGAGGAGCAGGCCAACTGCTACGGCGAAGACATCAAGCGCTTGATGGGACTGCACACCGCCCGCTTGGGTATCAAAACCCGCCTGCAAGGGTGGGAAGTGGTGCCCGAAGGCACCTACCAGGCCACCAAGGCCGCCAGGGGTTCAGGTTTGGGGGTTGGGGTTAAGTCGGGCGACAGCCCGGCTCCTTGGAGCTCTGACAATAACTGTACGCAGCCGGATCCAGCGGCCTTCGCGGATCAGTTAATGGCAAAGCAATGGGGTTTATCACCTTTCTCTATCGGGCGTTTGCGGGCTGGCGCCAGCGTCACAGCTGACGGTTTCACCCTCTGGCTTGAGAACGGCCAGATGCAGTCAAGCCGAGCGATACCCAATGAACCTGATTGGATACTAGATGGCCAGCGGCCAGCCGAACAGGCCGGAGCGGATGAATACGCGATCCCGGTTGATGACCAGGATTGGCCTATGCTGGTTGAGCTGTGCGGCAAGGTCTACCAGGCGAAGGGCCATACCGGCACCCGCAGCTGGATCGAGATGCTGCCGCAGCCCTATCAGTCAGAGATGTGGCGGGTGCTGGAGGGGCTGGATGTGCCGCAGTGGCTGCAAGAGCAGGATGACTACAGCGAGGAGTTAGCATAAACAGCAAGCTGACCTTCATTCGGGAAAAGAGAATGTTCAAGAGAATACGTCTAGACAATTGACATATGTTGGCAATATTATGATTCTAAGGTGATTTTTTCTGTAATGGTCTCAGCCGTGATACGGCGTTATATGGAAGTCTATATAAATGGATTAATACCGATTTCCATCTAATCACTGTTAACCTCAATAAGGAAATTGCATGCCATTCAATGCAAATCTGCTTCCAGAACCACAAAATGAATATGTGGCATGGGTCGACGTTATGGGAATTCAGTCGGCCATGAGCCGTTCGTTAAGTATCTCAGCAAATTTTGTTTTCAAACTTCATATCGCAGCCCTCAGCGCTCCTAGAGAAAACGTACAAATATATCCAGTAATGGATGGTTTTTATGCGTGTTCACCATGTCAAAATGCAATGCTCGCGTTTTTACGCAATGTATTAACAACAATGGGAAGCATCTTCCTTGAAACCCCGCAGCCCTTACATAGATTTATTGCCCGTGGAGCACTGGCATTCGGGCCGGTAATTCATGGCTCGCAAGTTCCTGACGGCGTTGATCCCGGCCTAGTCGGCCATGAGCAGTACAAATCTGCAATTTTGCTCGGCATGCCCATAGTGCAAGCCAATAAAGCGGAGGGTTTTGCACCACCATTTGGCATTTACATACATGAGTCAGCCCGGGCATTTGCACCGGATGGCCAGCAACCTTTTCACCATGTATGGTGGAAATGGGTTAATCCTGACGTCAGTCATGTTTGGAATAATCTTCTTGAGCGTCTGAGCTCGCACTACGAGTGGTGCAGTGGCAGGCCAAATCGTTTGCTTTATGACGCTACAAGGATCTCAGCACATAAACAGCTTGCAACCGAATACTTCTCAGCGGATTGAGGCTAACAATGCGCTCAACTGTCGCTCACTTCGTTCACTGGACACCCAAAAGCTACGCTTTTGAACGCCCGTTAACTTAATCGTTAGAGGAAAAGGAATGGACCTCTTTACTCCAGTCGTAGAACCGGAAAAATTCCACAAGAACTTTGCATCGGTACTTGTATCGTTTCGTGAAACAGAGAGGCGACTATTAGAGGAGTGGGCGAATGGTTTCGTAGATAGAGATGGTAAGTTTGTCAAAGAATTCCAGACGACATTCAATTCGTCATTCTGGGAGATATACCTATACGCATTGTTTAAAGAATACAAACTATCAGTAAATTGGTCTTATCCAACACCAGATTTTCATCTAAGCTCAACTAATTGTGAGTTCATAGTCGAGGCCGTAACAGCAAATTCTGCACATGGAAAACCAAATGAATGGGATAAAACATTCAGCCGTGAAGAGTTAGAAAAGCTGCGAAGGTTCAAAGAATTAAACACAGAAGCAATCGTTAGACTATCAAATGCAATTATTGCAAAAGTTAGAAAGTACAATGAAACTTATAAAAGACTAGCACATGTTGCGGGAAAGCCTTTCATTCTAGCTATCGCACCTTTTGAGCAGCCTCATTTTAATTTTCAGCATGACAGGCCAATAAGAGCCCTACTCTTCGATCATTATGTAGATGAAGATGCATATTTAGATAATCCAGAAGCATTTCCGGATGGTCCGCCAAGTGTAAATCTTGAATATGTAACAAAAGAAAATGGTGCCGAGATTCCCCTAGGCCTTTTCAAGGACGACTCATTATCTGAGGTAAGCGCGGTAATGTTTAGCTGCTTGGCGACATGGGGAAAACTCAGTGCAATGTCAAACAATCCGGCAACCAATACGATCGTGGACTCTCTTTGGGCCACTCCGCCAAGAGGTGCTCCAGAAAAGCGCTCATGCTCTCCTTCTGAACACGGTGAAAAAATACTAGATGGACTACAGATCTACCATAATCCGTTCGCATCTAAACCACTACCTCCAGAAGTATTCAGAGCACCTCGAGTGGTACAGCATTACGTTAACCACAAAACCGGAGAATGGCAGTATGAGGGCCACACACAAGCGCTTCTATTTAGGCAAGTACATGCTAGACCCAAGACGAAATGAATCCTCTAACAAAAAGTTTAACAACGCTCATTCCTCGCTCGGACGTGCTAACGCGCGCTGGTTAACTTGTCTTTAGGTCATGACAAGATCTCAAAAGCAATATACGACGGTGTCGAGCAAATTGGGAATAACACTGGGGGTATTATTGCGCCCCCAGTCCTTTGAGTACCAACTGCCGCCCCTCTGGCGTCAGTGAGCCCATGATGCTGAGCACCAGTTGGTTTGTCGTCTTTGCAGACGGGCTCAGTGTATGAGCAAACGACAAGGTGGCCACCCAGCTGTGACCACACTCGGCGTCAATACACTGGCAATAGAGATCCGAGACATCATTGCTCAACTGATTGGTTTTGGTAATACGGCCCCGTTGGCCACACTCTTTGCAATAAACCCGCATCACCCCTCCCGATAAATCAAACACGCAATCAATAGATGTGATCTTACCCTAAAAGGACTGGCTTTTTATACAGTCTCCCCCACCGTATCCCTAAAATCGACCCAGAGGGAACGAGGGAGTCCCGCGCTGTTGATGGCATCCTGGATAAGCTCACAGAGCGGCAGCACCTCGTTTCGGGCATAGGTAGCGTCGTACTTCTCGGGATCCCCTAACCCTCCCCCACCATTGGTCGGAA